TCACGTTCATCCAAAGCTTCTTGAGCTAAGAAAAAGGCTTGCTTAGAGTCTAAATCTAAGTCAGCTTCAGTTAAATTAGATCCATCAACGTAATCTACAAGCCTAGTAGTATCACTAGTAGCTCTTTTAATAAGAACTTTATTACCATTAACTACTGAAGGACTTGATATGTCAATCTGGTTATCATTATTAAATGTGAATGTAGCAGCAACACCATTAACTGTGACACTAACATGAGTTCTACTTATAAATGGAAAGGTTAAGGAGAATATCTGTGTAGTTCCATCTGCGGTATATATATCTTTAGCTCTATATGACATTATTATCCTTGTCCTAGGTTAAATAAATTAGCAACTCCTGTTTTTGGTACAGATTCAACAGTCATATTTCTAAGATTCTCCATAGTATTATCTATAGAAGCTTCTATAATTCTCTCAAAATTAGACTTTGTTTGAAGCTCTGCTATCCTTTTATTTATATTTATAGCTGTTTCTAGTTCGTCTAGCTGCATCCCTTCAGGCATTTTACTAAAAGACTTTGATCCAGCCATCTTTTCAAGGTCTTTATTTAGCTCAGTCCATATATCAGAAAAGAACTTATGTTCTTCTTGATTTAATTTAACACCACTAATACTTGTAACCAACTCTGGTCCTTGTAAAGTAGACCCAAGATATGCAAGCTTATTCATAACAGAACTCTTTGATCTTGTGCCTCCCGATAAGGGATTAAACATAGTATTAAATGTATTTGAAACTACCTCTAGTGGTTCAACATGAAGTTCATCACTAGTAGAGGTTCCTGGAAAGAATCTCTTTTCCCCAACTAAATTAACAGAAGCAGGTCTTTCACTACCTACACCTGGAATTAAGGAATTAGAGTTAGAAAACATTGTGTCTAATGCTTGAGTCATGTACTGGTATCCTGCAGTAATAGGATCATCAGCCTCTAGATCTTCTTGTTTTATTTTAGTTTCTCTAACTGGGTTAACTCCTCGATCAATACCTCGTCTAAAACTAGAATAAAAGCTTGCAGTAGGATCAAGAGCTGAAGCCAAACTACCTAAAGCTCTACTCATTCCTCGCTGATCACCTGTTACCAAGTCAATCATATTACCAAAACCTTGTAAATAATGACGATCTGTAACCATTCTAGTTAAGCCTATAGCTGCATCAGCAAAAGTAGTTTGGTAAGCATCAAAAATCTCTTGATTATAGCCATTATCCATACCCTGTTCTGTTAAATTGATTAAAGATTTAGCCATAGTAGACATAGTAGTAGCACCACTAAGAACAATTCCAAGAGGATCGAGTCTATTATAGTTAACCCATCCATTATCAGTCATGTAAGAGTACCAAAATGCTCCACCCATAGCTTCCTCTTGTCTCCTTCTAAGATCAATATCAAAAGGAGGAGCACCAGTAAAATTACCTGTCATAGCCAAACCAATGGCTGAAGCCCACATCATATTTGAGGTAGCTATCTTAGCTTCTGCAAGCTGTTTAGTTGCAGGATTTTGAGACTTTAGGTCAGCCATTAGTGAATCACTAAGTCTTCTAATAAGAGGAGTACGTTGTCCTGCATGAGACAGTAGGTTAACTGGAGTTTGAAAAAATGGAATAAACACCCTCATAAGACCAGTAGGATCTCTGTCAATCAACTTTTTAAATGTTCTAGACATTCCCCCTACTTGAGTAATTTCTCCTGTATTAAAATCAATCCTATCAACTTCTGGGAGCTTATTAGTAAAGGTGTTTAGTTCAGAAAACCCCTTAGCTTGTTCCATTATATCAGGATGATCTAACATATTATTTTTAATATCAGATATTTTTTCAGCTAATATACGTTTATCACCAATAGCTCCTACAGCATCTTTAGCTTTTCTATAGGCTAAGGCATTAACCTCAGCTCTATAGTTTAACATTTTAAAAGATTCATCTGCAGATAACAATGCTCTTCCTGGAAAGTTAACAACTTTGCCAATGTAATCTATAGCTTTAGCTGTATTTCCTTGAGCATTAAATAGTTCTGGAGTAATAGCCCTATCATGAGGCTTAACCATATCTAACTTTACTGCTCCATCACTAGGTCCATGCTTTAAAGAATAAGTAAAAGTTCTCCAAAAATCAGGCATAGAGGCAACATAAGACCAAGTTAACTGTGCAGCTTCTCCTAAAGTTACACCATCAACAGCAGTATTAGTGGCTCCTGCATACCATCTATCAATAATACTAGACATAATAGCAGAAGCATTACCTGTTACATTTATAGCACTGGTTTTAACACTAGATAAAAGACCATTGATATATATTTCAGACAACACATCTCTTGTTTTAGCTGTCGTAGTCATTAGAGTACTTTTAAATCTAGCTCTAGTTTGCATCTGTTCGGCTGAAAATATTTCATCTAACTTTTTCTCTGCTTTAAAAGCCTTAATCTGAGCTATTATCTCCTGCTCATCTATACGTCTTGCTCTTTTTTCTGGAAGTTCTTTACCTGTTTTAAGTTCATTTAGATATCTTTCTAAACGCTTAACATTTTTATCAGCCAACTCATTGTTAGTTAATTTCTTTTTAAACCTTTCAGGGTTTTCCTTACGCTCAAACTCAGCAATCTCATCTAGTTTAACTAAAACTGAAGCTCTTCTCTTTCCTAATTCTGGCGTAGATGTAATAATCTCATTCATCATCTTAGCTTTCATTAGGTCTGTTTGGCTGGCTAAATCTCCCATTTCAGCTATATGCTTATGTTCTGCTAAGGCTCTACCAAAAGCTGTCCCTAGACCACTAGCTCCTCTAGCTGACTCTACTGAATTAATAACTGCTGCTGTGTAAGCTTCATAATCTTTAGGGTCTTTACTTTTTAAGAATGCTCTTCCTAACTTTAAACCCTTTTGTACTTGTATATCTGTTATTAACTTGGAAGACTGAATATAAGAAATAGCAGACTCTACATCACCAGTAACAGTCTTAAGATGTTTTACAAAAGCTTCAGGTTTTACACCCCAATACTTAGTAATTCTGTTTATTTCTTCATCTAGAAACCTTCTTCTTGCTTCTTTGCTTTTCTTAGCAGTATTTCTAGGTAGTTTGTCTTTCATTATATCTCCTAACTGAGAGATGACTGAAAGACGTTCTTGAGTTGAGTTAATCTTAGATATATTAAAAGGGTTAAGGAGGTCTAAATCAATGTCACTTAAAGTCTTACCTTCTATTGTATCTGTAAACACTTGAATGTACTTATCTTTTGCTTCCTCACTAGACCTATTGTAATGTGAAGCAAAATCTTCAACCTCTTTATTAGATTCTCTATAAATAGCAGCATCTATATTATCCAGTTTAGAACTAACATACGCAAGCTCTTCTTCTGGTAAGTCTCTCATAGGATGAATACGATTTTCTACAAAGTCTGGTGCTAGTGTATCTGCTAGTTCTCTGGCTGCAGCTTCATCATCTACTGGTCCTTTAGTAGTAGCTCCAGTTAACTTTGGATCAGGAGAATCCTGTTTACCAAAGACTGTATCTCCTTCAGAGGGAGCAGATTTAAAGTAATCAACGTCTTCTTTAGCTATCTTTTTTACAGCTCTAGTACCAACAGAAACTACTCCACCCATTAACTTCATAAATTGTACAAATAAAACAGTTCCCACTATACCTGATAAAGCATTTTTAGCTCTAGCTAATGCATCTGGATCATCTATTTTAACTGCAAGATATTTTTGAATTGCAGCTCCAGCTCTTGAATCTTCAGAGACACCTAAAGCAGAGATAGCAAAGTTAAATGCATTACCATCTTGAGGATCAAAAGCAAAAGCATCCACAGGCATCCCTGCAAGCATAGAATCAGTAGCAGTTTTTAATTTAGGAGAGTTTTTAAGTATACCTGCAACCTTAGTTACTGCGGATACTCCCTTTACAACACCAGCATAAGGAACTATAAATCCAGCTCCAGACTGCATAATAGCACTAAAAGTATCGTCAGGATCATTAAGCTTAAAGACATTATCAGGACCACCTACAGATTCAACAACCTCTCCAGCAGCCCTAGCTACACCTACTCCTAGATCTTGAGGTATCTCAAAGATATTTTGAATAAAGCTATCTGTAGTAGTTCCCTCATTTTGATTTTTAAGCTCTTCTTCAGCCAGTGGAGCCATCTCTTCTTCATGAGTTACTGTGGCTATATCAATTTGTTGTTGTTCAGAATTTTCGTAAGATTCACGAGCTTTACTGAAGTCATGAAAATCACGAGTAATCCCTTCAACATCAGGTTTAATTAGTTCTGTCATTATTTATCCCACATCTCCTCTTCAGATTTTCTACGATTAACTAATCCTTTGTTAATTACTCCTGCTGATTTAACAAAACCTATTTTTTCATCAAATGCTTGCTTTTTAAAGGTTGTATAATCACCAGCTTTAAGGGCTTTAAAAGCCTTAGTCTCTTGACCTGCTGAAGTATATTTAAAACCATCTAAACCTACATTATAGATTAAAGAAATTACAATTATTCTTTGGATAGGAGTTAATTGTTTTTTAAGAAAAGGTTTTATATTTGTATTAAACTGAGGAATTTCAATTTTATATAGTCTCTTTTTAAAATCTTCTGCAGCTTGTTTACTTGTAATTTTCTGTCCTAATATAGCTCCAGTTTTAGTTTGTCCATAACCAATGGTTACTTCACCATCTCCTACATCTTCACCTATTGGAGAAAAACTTTCAAAAGAAGCTAACACTTTAACTAAATCATGGTCTTTTTTATCAAAGGTTTGTTCTAGTTCTTTAGCATTAACTTCAGAAACAGGCTTCCACTTCCTAAGTATTTTAGCAATACTCTTCATTAGAGGTTCTTTAAATTCACCTTTTTGAAGACCTTTACGAGTATCAGTTTTTCCTATAAAGTCCTTAGAAAATGTTTCTATAGGGGAAACATCGGGAGTAATATCAAGAGGGGGAACCCCATCAGGTACAACTGTATTAGGACTAGGCTTTTCAGGACTAATTTCATTCTGTTTTATCTCCTTTGTTTTTTTTTGCCCATCCCAGAATAATTCTCTACTTGTTTCTGATAAACTTTTAGAAACACTTTTAGGAATTGAGCTAAGAAAATTAACCAACGAGTTCCATACATCATGCTTCTCCATTTTCATTGGCTGTAATATTTTGGTTTGTCCTGATAATTTTAAAGCTGCTAGGTGTCTTCTAACTTCAGGATTAGGATTAACGATTTCTGCAATTTCATTGATTGTTGAAGATACTCTTAAGTTTTCTGGGTTAGCACCAACACTAGCTATAATTGCAGCTTTTTTTGTAGGAGATGCGCCTTCATATACTTCTTGTAGTTTTGTCAGCTTTTTCTTTGATTCATCAAAAGCCTTTAATTCTTTTACAGCTAAATCCATTGCAGACTTTTGTTCCTTTGGATCAGGAGAAAAGAGTTTAGCTTTAACTTTAAGTTTTTCTTGGACTGTCTCAAGTTTAGAGAGAGGAACTTTACTTTCACTAACTGGAGGAGCTACTGTATCTACATTCTTTGTGTTCTTACCAGACATATTATTTGCTGTCGTACCAAATTCAAGACCATCCATAGCATCTTTTAGTAGTGCCTGAACAGCATTCCTTGCCAGTACTACTAAGTCTGAAATCTTTTCATTAGGATTTTCTTTAATTAAATCCTCTAATAGATCTCCTATGATAACTTGAGAATCTAGGAGTCTATCTATTTCTCCTCCTATATCTCCTCCACCAATAAGTTTAATGTATTCAGCCCTAGCTACTGGATTATTTTTTATAAGTTCTTGTCGAGCCTCTGAAAGTGCACTAAATTTCTTTAATAAGTTATTATTTTCAAGTACTTTTTTAAACTTACTTTCAGTATTTTTAAGTAACCCTTGAATAGCCTTATTGTCAAAGAAACTCTTTCTTCTTTCACCTAATTTTGTCATAGGATTAGCATGTTCAGCAGCTATCTTCATTGCTGCAGCACTAAAATTATTTTCACCTGCATGAGAATAAAAACCTACTGTATCAAATTGCTCTGTATCTTCATTATAAAAATTCTTTGCTCCATAAGTTACTAAATTAGGAAATTCAGAATGTCCTATTCCCCTTTTACTCTCAGCACTAAAATGCTTTCTGAGATGAGTTTCTGCAGGTCTCTGTTTAGAGGGGTCGTTCATTCCTTTTAGTAGAGCCAGTCCTTGTTCTAAGGTTTTTATACCAGTTCCTACATTATCCATAACATAGTTAGCAATCTTATTATCTCTATCAGCACTAGCAGTATTTGTTGCAGAAGTTAGATTCTTTAAAGTAGCTCCTAAGTTTTTCTTATACTCTGTATTGATTCTGTCAACTACTATACCAAAATCAGTCTTAGCATTGATGTCATCTTGTAATGTTACTCCTTTGGTAGAGCCTTTAACATTAGCTATGATATCTTTCATCATGCCTTCACTCACTAACTCAGGATTGTTAGCAACTCTTTTTAAAAGCTCATCACCTACTATAGTTAAAGCTGAAGCTTTGATGTCTTTTATATTAGCTCCAGTATTAGTTCTTGATATTTCGGCTACTGCTTGATTAAACCATCTAGAGTTAACATGTTTAGCTGTCCATCCTGCTTGAAATTTACGGAGCCTTTTAGCATATTCAGCAGGTTCTAAGGCATTTCCAAGACCATCAGAATCAGAAACACCTACTCCCATACTGCCGTCAAGCTGTCTTACTCTAGGAATTAATTCTTCCATAAAGTTTAAATGATCTTTAAATAGCTCTTTAAAAGAAGCAGCGGTAGTAGCCAGAACCTCTTGTTTTTTATCTTTTGCTATAAAAACATTTGCTTTGGACATTACCTTACCAAACATAGCGTCCATATCACCAAACATTTCTGCATTATTATGTATAGAAATAGATTGTTTTCCTGTATTTAAAAGCCCTAATAAGCCATTTTTAAATGAAGTTATTCTAGTCTTATGATCCACTGTATCATCTGATAAAAGATCTGAGCCTTCAAGTAAAAGAAAGTCTTGCATAGACTGCATTGTTGTAGCCTTAGTCTTTCTATCTACTGCTACTGAATATCTAAACTGAGCCTCTGGTTCCCAAAAGCCCTCCATTTCTTTATCCACAGAGGCATAGTATTCAGCCGTAATAATATCATTATGTATGGTATTAGCTTGCTCTTTAACAGCCAAGTTTGACATTGAGTTAGTAAGTGCAGTCATCCCCCTATCCATTCTACTTATATTTGAGGAATTATCTAGAGGCTGTCGTACTTTAACATCATTAATAGGAGCCACTGTTTCTGTTTTTAGAGCATCTAATCCAAATATATTTTCTTTAGGAGGCATATTATGCTTCTTCTCCTACTTTTGATGCTTTAAACCATCTCGACTCCATCTTACCCTCACTGTTCTTAGTATAACCAACTTGAGAATATTTATCAATAGCTAACCCTGCACTACTAAGTATTAACCCAGTTGCATTAGGAGCAGCAGATAACCCAGAATAAGCCTTATCATTGTTATTCATAAGAGTCATTGAATTGTTTCTATTTCTAGCTCTAAAATCATTTAAAGTGAGCTGAAAGTTATGGTCTTTTCTCATCAGAGCTTCTGAGCCTTGAATACTGATGTTCCTCATTCTAGCTGCACCAGAACCTATAGTGTGGTTTCCTCCTTGAGACTGCATCTGAGCTTTAGCTGAAGCCTTAGAGGACCGTATTTGTTTATATAGTTGAGTAACACTCATAGAATAAGATTCAGCAGCCAACATCTGTTCTTCACCTATATGTAGAGCATTATTATAGAACATCTCTCTATTAGCTGCATACTGTCTATTGGCTGTATCTTGTTTAGCATAGTAGTTACTAAGGTCATTTTGATGTGCTTGATAGTTATTCATAAAACCAAGACCAACAGAAACTGCTTGAAGCATTTCGTAACTCATCTAGCCACCTTACAGAACTCAAAGAACTTTACGTTATTAAACATCTTTTCTCCTATTATTTTAAAGCCACACCACTTGATCCACTTAAGGTGGACTTCATTTCTGCTATCTATTAGGTTACATAGGTGAGGGTATAATGTATTCATGCCGTCAACCTCAGATCTTGATTCTTTTAAAAAAGAAGTCTTTATAGTTAGTAATCCTCTACTACCTAACATCCACACAACACCTGATATTTCAGATTCAGTAACAGGAACTACCCCATACATGCCTACAACCTTATCATAATTATTCATTATTGTTCTACATATGGTGCTTGACAGATAAGCAAAGCCTAATGCTTGTTCTGGGGTATGACCTAAAGTCTCAACTTCTCGTTTATCTTCGTATCTTAAGTTATCTTTTAGTTCTATTACATCTGCCAATATGCTCTTTCTATGGTACGGCTTCATATAAGGACGAATCTTAACATTAGGCATATCACCTTCCTCTTCCTGCGGTTCTTACTACATAGTTACCTTCCCAATCAGCTCCTGTAAATGCTACTGGGAGGTAAGAGTCAGATATTAACTCTATTTTTAAGTTTCTTGCACCTGCTAGTATTGTCTTTTTGAAAGCTCCTGTTTCAAAAGGAACTTCACCTATCTTATTTAACTCTGATCCTAGTATTCTACCAGTATATATATGGCTAAAAGGAGTTCTTCCTGGAGCTGTGATCTGTAATTCAAAGTATCCTGCCTTGAAGTAATCTATATTAAATTTTCTAATCTTTAGAATACCACCAGAAAGAGAGCTTAATCTACCTGCCACCTCTGTTTTGATCGTAGGCTCTGTGAACTCATATAAGAATCTATACTCTTTCCCTATAAATACAGGGAATGTTGCATGATTTCCAGTAGCTATTAGACCTGTAGGAGATGTTTGGGTAACTCCTTGTACCATTCCTCCTGCTTTTCCTTCCCATTCTGCACTAAAGATAACTCTAAAAGTACTCCCAAAGTCATCAGGGTACGGGAGAGTCCATGAGGTCTTATCTGTGACACTATTATATGTACCTGTAGTACTAGCAAGTCTATCTAAATGTACCTTAAATGAGAGCTGAGTAGGGCTAGGAGTAAGTCCTACTAGGTTAGCATCTTGTAAGGACATCTTGTCTAGGTATATTCCATCAGGTCTTACTATAACAAAGTAAGCTATATGTGAAATAACATGCATACCTATAACTTCTTCTTCTTCTTTGAAGGACCACTTAGACCATGAGCTTAACTTCTTAACACCTTTCTGGAAGAGGAATTTATATACAAAGATTTCATTAGTATTCTCATCAGATAGTACAAACAAGAAATCCGAATGAGGTATGATTTGAAACCCCCTCCCTTTGATGTAACTAGGTACATGAGCTGTAATGTTCTCCGCTGTCTCTTCCTGAAGATCTTCGATGATACCGAACTCCCTAATTGTAGAGAAGCCATCTTCTTCATTCGCAAAATAAATCTTTCTTCCGTTAACAACTGGACTGACTGTCTTGTCGTGTTCATATTCTGTTAGTAGAGATATCTTAGCATTTGTTGGAGTCAATCCTCCTGCAGCAAACTCACTTAATTTGAATTGACTGAAATCACTAAAGATATATAAGTCTTCATTGAATGGTACAGCACTATTTAATATACTTACTTTATTTGAAGGAGCTGCAAGATCAATAACTTCAGTATCTAATAAGTCAGTAGCAGTAGTTCCATAGAAGTTATAGTGCTCACCTAATTCTGATAGTATAACATTTTCATTAGCTAAAAACCCTAATCTATTTTTATGGAAGAACATGTCATTTAACTTCTCCCCTATGAATGAAGGGTCTGGAGTTGTTTCCTCATCTCCTGCTTTTCTATCTATCCAAACATTCTGAGACAACGTGAATGTTGTTGCTCCAGTTTTAGTTAGCTTAAGAGGCATGGTAGTTGCATCAATTGAATTAGGTAATCCAGCTCCTACAGTTTCAACCCATGAACCAACATCTTGATCAGAAGAATTGTTATGCTTAATCCAGTAATCATCTGTGCCAGAACTAGGATCACCAGTCAGCTTAATAACAAAGCCGTCTTTAGTTCTTGCAGGAAGCTCATTAAAATCAACTACTGAATCCTTAATTGCAATTAGATTCTTTTCTGGCGCATCACAGTGTAAAGTAAAATCACCCCCATTCTGTCTTGTAATGTGGATATTACTACTACCAAATTTCGTGATAGTAAAAGTACCACTTAGCGGAGAAGCTCCAGTTGTTAGATCAGTGTAGATATCATTGATCTGTGTAGCTGCATCATTACTGGAAACTACTGAACTCTGCAAAGTGCCATCAACATATACTTTCATTGTTGCTGCGTTTGTAGACTGCTTTAAAAATATGATCCCTTCTGGATTTCTAGTAGAACCTGTAGTTCCACTCTTAGCTGTTACTTTGGTTTTATTTAAAATGAATGTGAAGTCTGCTACAGAGAATAACTGTAAGTCATCTCTAGCATTACTTGTGGTGATATAAGTTAGAGGACTGCCACTAACACCACTGACAGTCATAGCATTGCCTTCTAAATCAAATACCTCCAACTCTGTTCCTGTAAAGTCTGCACTAAAATCTACACTAAATTGTTCTGAAGATATTACAACAACATGCTTCTCAGTTTCAGACCTATTAATATAATGAATGTAAGCATCGGTATCCGTTTTAGAGTTGAGTTTAACAATATGTTCTAATGGAGGTCTCTTCTTTAAACCCTCTGCTACAGTAGACATGCCATTTACTTGAACCTCAGCTTGAGATGCTAATCTTAAACTAGGGGGTTGTTGGGACACACCATTGATTAGGTTAGAAATCTGTTCACTAATTAATGGCATCTACTAGTATTTCCTGTAAGATTTAGTCATATTTATCATATCTATTGTTCCGTATCCTACGTTATATCCTGCACGTTCTGCTTCATCATCTAATAGGTCAGCATAAGATTCCATCTCTTCCTGCCTGTTTACATTCTCAGCAGATGTCTGACCAATAATTTCTTCTTGAAATATCCTTGCAGCTTTAGTTGTTACATATTGTCGTACTGCTTGAGGAGTATCTTGGAAATCTAATAGCGTTATAGTAACAGCATTAGTTAAGTTCTCAGTCCAAGTGAATGTATTATTATCTAAATCATACACATACATGACCCCAACAATTCCTCTTATAGTAGTAAGCTTATTGTTAATGTGAATTGATAGTATTGACTTACCAAGTGGTATCTGGTTGTTTGAATCTCTTGTTAAAGTAACATCCCACTCTGTATTAAAGTGCCACCCTTTTTGTTGTATCTCTCTATTAGCATTAGATAGTAGATTCTTTGCCTGTGTTACTTCTACAGTTGTAGCTGTTTCCAAACTAGAAACTGCTGACTCACCTATAGCTGATAGTAATATATTAACTGCTTCTAATTCTGTTAATGGCGTTGTTGATATAAAGCCCATCTTAAGTCACCAAGCTCATGCCCATTACCTGAGCATTTCTTATTGTTAAATTATCTGTACTGTCCATGTTGGTTACAAATACAGAAATGTAGTCATTTGTATTCATCAAGGCATAGCCCATTGTATATATGTTAACTGAGTTTACTGTGGTGGCAGGAGAGAATCCTACCATTTTAGACCCAACTATTAATGTTCCATTCTTATGTAGAGCTACTCCAAATTCTTTATTAACTATAGCAGTGTCTATCTCTAATGACATTGAAGCCATAAACATGCAGTTAACTGAAGGTGTGCCTGTGTATCGTAACCTTGCATTGACATTCATATCAAATTCATTAGCTGTAGGACTAGTACTTAAAGTGAAAGTTCCTGCTCCTTCTGTATAAGTCCCTGCCACACTAACAGAAGTAGATACAGGTGTAGATACATACATACTTCCTTGTTTAGTTTGACACGTTTCAATAACGTCACGCAAATCTTGCGGTGTTATTGACCCTGCAGACTGTCCATTTTGAAATAAATTGGCTGTCAGATCAGCAACGGTGCGTGATGTGTCGGTCATTCTATTCTCCCTAAATTAAAAAAAAGGAGAGCCTAGAAAAACTCTAGACTCCCCATGATGTTACGAGGTTTTAAGCTCAATACAGCCTTCAGGTCTAATAAAGCCGTGACCCATAGCGTACTTAGCTACGATCCACCAACCTTGAAGTTTAATATCATACTCAGTTTCAACAGCCAAGTTAATTAACTTAACCGTAGCCACTGTAGATTTGTGCATGATAAGACCAACCGTAGTAGAGAAGTTGCCAAGATGGGCAGCAGCTCCAGCGGTGATGTTTGTAGTAGGTAAGTTGTTGGTCTTCACAATATGAATTCCAGCAACCTTCAGTACCGTACCTTCAGAGTACGTTCCTGATCCACCCCAGTCACGGTTTAGCACGTTAGTAGTTTCTGCCATTAGGTAATACTGGGCAGGTTTAACAAACATATACCTATCATTCTCAGGTACATTATTCTCATCTAGCTTTTGAGCACCATCAAACATACCTGCAGCTAAAGTAGAACCAGTCGTTCCATAAGCTGAAGCTGTTAGTACAGTACCTCCATTACCGCCAGAAACTAGCGCAGCAGAACGTGCTCCAAGAACACCCTGTTGAAGAATGTTCTTATCCCATTGTGTACCTAGAGCAATACCTGCCTCTTTAGCATAGATGGAACGTACATCATAATGGTTCATAGCTTCATCAAGATTGTTGACAAAGTGATCCGCTAGTAATAGACCATCAATAGAGATGACCTTTTCATTTTTGTTTATTGCCGTACCAGTAAGCTTATTTGCTGTCGTAGTAGTTCCTGGAGTTCCAGAAGCAGCATTGATATAAGCATATCCAGTACTAGCGGTCTTCCAAACTAATGGGAATTGAGCACTAATACCAGAGTTAATAGAACGGACAACATGTTTGTCCATAGTTACAGAAGCTTGTTCAAAAGCGGTCAATACTTCACCAGCATATACTTTAAGAAATAATGCAGTGGAACTCCCAGTGGAATTCGCTTGACCTGAACGAGTCATTGTAACTACAGGGGCTGTCGTTGCAGTTACACCCATAGTAATCTCCTTAGATTAAATTAATAAAAAGTATTAAACATTCGCTATACTTTTTTTCAACTTTCGCTTAAAGATTGTCCACCGCAGTAGGTCTTTAGTTACTTGTTAATACTTTATAGCTTAGATAGTTCCAGTAGAAAATATATCTGATCTATCTAATTTATCTAAAATATCTTGGCGATAAGCCAAGTCATTCTCATACCTAGAATCTCTCATGGCTGATACTACTTCAGCATTACTCCTGAAAGTATCACCATGAACCTCACCTGAAGGAGACTGTCCTCCATAGGTTTTGCCTACACTACCAGTTGATCCTTGGTAGTCAGACATGAGACCTTTTGCTGCAAGTAATGCAGTATTCATATTTGAACTATTAACAGATGCATCATAAGCTTGTATTTGTTCAGCAGAATAATTTTGTTTAGCCCAATCAACCATAGCTGAGTAGTTATCTTTACCACCTACTTGAGACATTACTTGATTACCTAGTTGTTGACCTAAAGCTTTTTGTCCTTCTATATATCTATTAGCAATATCTCTACTTATTCCTGCATCTTCTAATGTCTTATAACTAGTATCAGCTAGTCCTCCAGTTTCAACATACTCTTGAGTAAGAGCTTGCATATCAAACGGAGCATCAGCAGTTTCAGGTATACCTAGATTAACATCTTCTTCAGAGTATTCTTCTTCTGGTTCTTGACCATGAAACTTTTGCTCTAGAGCTTCATAGCTCTTCTTGAGTTTTCCGTAGTCACCACCAAATTTGTCATCTTCTTCTACAGCTCTAACACCATCTATACCATGTTCTACTTCTTCAACCTTTGCAAGCATTTCCTGATTATGAACATCTTCTGCTGTCATATCAGGAGAAGGATTACTTATCTGTATTTGGTCTGCCATCTTGTTCTCCGTATGTTTCCATTATTGCGCCACTGTGCAATTTTTTTTTAGTATATGTAGAAGGTATTCCCCCAGTACTTCCTACTTGATCAATCTTTTGTTCTATTATTTCATCTTGTTTATACACTACTTCTTTTAGTTCTTCTTTAGAAACTATATCCTTTACTTCAGGTTTGTTAGTTGCCATTGTTTTGCTGTGCTCCTTGTTGTTGTTCCCTCATCATTTCACCACCTTGGTTTACAGCATTAGGTACTCCTGCTTTCATCATCTCAGCCTGTTGCTGTGCCTGTTGTTGCTGTTGTTGTTCTTGTTGTACTTCTTCTTGAGACTTAATCAAACCCTTCATGTCTATACCAAAACCTGTGCCTAATCTTTTCATGGCATCTGATACATTAGTATACTGTACCACGGCTTCAGGTCCAAGTATTGATGCTGCTGTCTTCAAGAACGTAGCTAGTTTATTAGCATCGTTACCCCTACCTAGTGCTTCAAACCCTGTTATAATTACAGGCTCTACTGCATCTTTAGGTAGTACTGGTAATTTCTTTTCACGTTCTAGTACTGCTATAATTCTTCTGATTAAAGGAAGCTGAAGTTCATGAGATAGTAAACTATAGATACCACCAAGGGATGTCTCAAGTTCATTAGCTAAGAACCTAATCTCTTCAGCGGTAACACGCTCTGCATCTCTTTGAACACTCTGGTTCAATAGGAAAGCAGCAGCTAGTCTTCTCTCAGTAGTCTCTAGTGTCTCTCTAGCTACCCTAAAATCATTAAACTTTTCCATCTGAAGTACACTTACATCTTCTGCAGAACCCTGCCTTACAGCTAGGTTAGGAGCTTGAGAGATAGTCTTTAACTTGGTAGTACCATTAGGTCTAACAAGAAATATAGCTCTTGCTGCTGCACATGATCCTTCTAGTATAGCTTTGCTCAATCCTTCTAGTGCTTTTAAGTCTCCTAGATATTCTTCTACAAATCCTCTACCATAATCTTCACCATCTATTGAAGAGAACCTTAAGGTTAACCAAGGGTTCTTATCTAGTGGGTATTTAGATTCTGTGTTAGGGATCTTCATGTCGTTTACTTCTTGGTGGACATGGATCTTATTATCTTTACGTCTTACTACAGTGTATAGATTTAATTCTTTTTCATCAGCTTTATCTGAATCACCTGATTCTTTAGGAGGGAGTGTCCCAAAGATATCCATGTAAAGCTCTCGACTCATCTTCTCATGAACAATGATCTCTAGCATCTTACCTTGTGGATCTCTTCGCATTACATATTGATCAAGATGAAAGACTCTTACTGCGTTATCTTTATCTACATGGAGACAGGCATTACCTGTAATTATTAGATGCCTTAAAGCTTCATTCAGAGGGACACGCATAGCCTTGGACTCTACTTCATCCATGACTGCTCGTTCCATAGAATTAAGTCCTTCTTCTATCGGTGCTCTCTGTGCTTCTAGTTCTGCTAAAGTAAAATCGTCTATCTGAAACTTGAAGAAGGGAGAATTAGGTGGGAACAAAGTCAATAATAATTTTGCTGACAAATTATTTACCCCTCTAGCTCCTATAGACTGATAAGGTGTAGGCAATTCATGATCCTGTGTACCATGTCTAGGGAGTATGAAAGGTATGGTCAGCTCTGAAGCATCCCAAGCTCTCTGTAAGAAGTTCTGTCTCCTTCTACATAAGTCTCCATATCTTTTACTAGTTTGATTCATGCTATTTGTAATCCTATGTCGCTGAAGTTTGAAGTATTAACAGGGGAAACATCCGTTGGTCTGGGTGTTGATTTAGCTGTTGTTCCACGTTTAGATTTAACTTTTCTAATGGCATCACTTAAACTTGCAGCAGCTTGATGTCCACCTGAGCCTGTTATTTTATTCTGTAATGAGTTATATAGTGTTGGACTGTGAGCAAAGAGACTAGCATCATATGCTTGTGGTTGCATAGCAGCACCAAGACTTCCTACTGCTGTTGTTCCTGCAATTGCCGTTGCAGTACCACCTTGAACTGCATATGAAGCAGCTTGTTGGTATATATCGGGAGATCCCATTGGTCCTAGATTACTAAAAGACTGAAAAGCCTCAGTGCCACTTGCATATGCACCAAGTCCTGCACTAAAGCCTCCAATTAAAGCAGACCTTCCAGCTCCTTCAAAAAATCCTCTCCCTGTAAAGCTATTAACCGCACCATTAGCAACTACACCAATACCTGCACCAATGGCTGCTGCACCTCCAATAGCTATTGCTGAAGCCATCATGGTTGTTGATGCTGCAATTGCTGCTGTACCTGCTGCTGCCGTAAAGCCAGTTCCCAGCAAACCACCAGCTAAAGCAAGACCTCCTGTTACTGGACACATATTATACTAACCTATGTTTAATCCAGATGGACCTGCTGTCGTTGTGAACCCTGCCTTACCTGTTGACTTCCTAGTTACCTTGGCTTTAGCCTTAGCAGCAGGGGTCTTCTTCGATCCAATCATCTTAGCTGTAGCAGCAGGAGGACTTGGAGGAGGAGGAGGGGGCGGAGGTGGAGGTGGCGGAGGCGGTGCTCCACCACACATTAATACACTAAGTAATTGTAACACTATTTTTATCTCCCTTTAGATCTTGTTCTCTCATTTCATCTTGTTTATCTTGAAGCCAACGAACAACTTGTTGTTGACCTATTAGTTTACAGAGTTCAGGCTCACTAACTAACACTGAAGGTAGCCTATCTGGAAACATTTCATGCAACTGTTTTAGTAGTCCATCAGTTATAACTATACCATTAAAATCTTCTGTGTTTTGGTAACGAATCATAATACTACTCCTAAAGACCCTAAATAAAATTATTCCAATCAGTTATTTTACTGGACATGCACCTGTTGCACACTCATCATCTTCTAGTTCATGAATTCCTACCGCCTTCTCCCAATCCACCTTGGAAAGCTGTGCAGAATACTCTTCATAGACTTCTTTACAGACAACTTGTTGAGGGAGGTATTCATATCCTGCCTTTTCTGCATCAGACATACGGGGAAGAAAGCTAACCCCAACATAAGAAGACCAGTTAGACTTGAGCCAATCAATAATATCTGGGACTTCATCTTCTTTATAAGAAACCGTAATCGAGCAGTTCTGCTCAACGTAAGTATCCATGAGAAATTTGTACCTAGCCAATTGCTCAATCGCTCCTTCAGTATTGACATAACGATCCTTTTCTTTTGAGTTAGTATCTTGACTAAACCTAATGTCATCCCATACTACAGGGAATGTAACTATAACATTATGCTCATCCACAGGATTAGGCATCACCCTATACCCTGCTTCCCTTAGCTTTGAAACCATAGGGTCACTGACACTAAAGTTAACATTGTTAAAGATGTATTTTCCTTGAGGCTTATGACAACCCTCAGTAGTATCCATGATCTTACTTAGAGTACCACTAGGTTTAATGGTTGTCACATTCTTAGGTCTTTGAGTACCTAACTCATCTGCCATAGAGTATGCACCATGCACAGCTATATTCTTAAACTGCTTGTAGTCATACTCTGATAGGTCAGGTCTCCTAGCTATGCCTGTTAATCCTACACCACATAGTCTAAGGTACTCATTATTCTCATGCCATGAGGACTGCAGGATACCATCCTTTAGGTTGACTAAGGTTTGTCTATAGTTAGCCCTAGCTATGAGGTATAAAGCTCTGCTAAGTCCATCACTATCTTCTTTAAACTTACCTACGTCTACCTCAGATAGATTACAAAAGCTCTTGTTACCTAGGAGTATCTCTGCACAAGGGTTAACACCTGAGAACCACGGTGCTCTACGTCTTGCTTCAACTCCATTGATAACTCCAGGTTCTGATCCACCTGACTCCTTGATGATGGTAAAGAACTCTTCAAGCTCCTTCTTTTCAGGCTCTCTCCAGAATACTACAGAGTTATTAGACTGACTCCTGTGAGGTGTCTCAGCTAGGTTGTCTTTAGCTCTAGCAAATTGTTCCCACTCTGGATTGTCATAGTACATGAGTCCTATCTGTGCAGACCTACGGCTACTGAGCACAGTCCCTAGCCAGTTCATGATGTCTAGAATGTCCATCCTACTAAGCAACTGCCCTGCTTTCTTGTTAAGAATCTGGACAATAGCTTGGTAAGCTTTAGCTATGGGCTGATCACCTGAGCTTATCCAACCGTATCCAGACAGTCGAAGCCCTGTTGGTCTGAGGTTTGATAGATCGAGTACGAACTTTGTAGCTTTCCCTTTGAAAGCCAGAAGCTTACCGATACTTTTCGCCCAAGCCTCAGCGGAGTCTCCAACAGCAACTGTCCAAGTCCCTGTATCTGCATCAAAGGACTCTCTGTTTCCTTCTCGTCCTCCTTTATCAGTACGCTTTGAATATTTAACTTCAACTTCTTTGATTGGTTGTGTGAATCCAGACAACGACCCGACAACTGGAGTAAATCCGACTCCACATCCTTGTAACAAGAGCCACAAACTGTCAACGATATCATTTATAGTCTCCACTTTTAGGTGAGCACAATTAAATTGACTAGCCTCTCTAGTCTTGGCG